ATGCCCCTGTATTTCTTCCATGTGCGCACCATCGATCGGCTATTCCAAGATGTGGAAGGGGCTGATTTTCCGCATCTTGAAGCGGCACAAGATGAGGCTAAGACGGCGGCCCGCCAGTTGCTGGCTCAGCAAGTCGATAGCGATGGCGTGCTCATCAGGAACCAGCAATTCGAGATCTGCGACGAAGCAGGGCAGCTTCTTGCAACAGTTCCTTTCGCCGACGCAGTCAAGCTGAAGTAGCTTTAAGCGTTCTTCGGTCGTTGCTGGTTGCTGCCTTTGATTGAATCTTCAACCTAGCGAGAAGAGCAGACACACAGGGCTTTCACTGGCAGACGAGCTGTGGTGATAAGATTTGCTGCCCATGAAAGCGATCCGAGGCACGGCGCACGATGCCGTAGCACTCGCAGGCGGCAGCCTCCAGGCCGGGCCGGTTGGTCACGGTGATCTCCCCCCGCTCGTAGTGGATGAGGCCTGCTTTCCGTAAGAACCCCGCTGCTACGGAGACGCCGGCCCGACGCACCCCGAGCATCATGCTCATAAACTCCTGCGTCATCGAGAAGGTGTCGCCTTCACTCCGATCATGCGCCATCAGCAGCCACCGGGCCAGACGCTCGGCAACTCCGTGGCGCCCGTTGCAGGCGCCTGTGCGGGCCACCTGCTCATGATGCACCAAGGCGTAGCGAAGCAGCAGGGAGTGGAGCGCGGGCGTGCTCTCCAGCATCTCCCGCAGTGCCGCCGCGCTCATCCGCAACGCGGTGCCTGGGTGCTGCACCATGGCCTCCAGGCCATCGGAATCACCTTCAAGCACGACTGGAATCCCGACCATGCCATCGAAGCCGATCTGCCCGACCTCGATGGCATCACCATCCTCCATGTAGACCAGCATGGAAACATAGCCGGTCTCGGGGAAGTAGATCTCGGTGATGGGCTGTTCCGGCGCGTGCAGGACCCGCCGGATAGGCAGTTCAACAAGCTTCAGCTGTGGCCAGAGCGTCGCGAGGTCTTCAGGCGGCAAGGCGGCCAGCAGGCGATTGCGGGGAGCGGGTCGAGACGGGGGGGCCATGATGAGCTCTAGCGAACGGGTGTCGGCGGGAGCGCATGGCATCTCTCAGCTGCCTGCGCCGGAGGGGGCCTCAGCAGGCAATAAACGGTATCTGGTGCGGGGAGGCACCGGATATAAGTACGAAACCGCACAAAAAGCTCCAGAGCTACAGTTAGCGGCTTCCTGATCGAGGCTTCACCCTGATTGGCGACCTGGGAGGAGTATACTACTTCGGGTGTCTCGCCAAACAACGGCTATTCGCTGCTCCGGCAGTCGGCCCTCAAACCGGCCCGCGCAAGTCATGTGCCAGTGCTGCCACGTCGCGACTGCTAAGGTCCAGGCTCTTGCCCTGTAGGTACGTCTCAATCCACGCAGTGCGTTCGGGCGACCCGGTGACAATCACCCTGGCTTCAGCAGCGCTGAGCCCTGTGCGGATCAAAGCCGCTTGGACCGCGAGAGTGGTGGTAGACAGTGAAGTAACAGCTTGGGACATTTTGCACGCTTCCCTCTGACTGGTCAGCCTCATCTACTTGCCGAGTTCGGTGCAAACGTGGCTGCAAGTTGTCTAGAAACGGTCAACGCCACCGAACTGTTGCAGTGCAGCACAAATGTCGCACTGCACAAATGCGAAGTGTGGAAGTTTTGTGAAACCACTTGGTAGAAGAGCAGTTATTCCACACAGCAACGCATGGAGGTGAACCCCTCAGTGATCTTGCAAGTGACGACTACGGCGTAACTCTGTTATCGCTCTCCGTAAAATCCTAACTGTCGAGTGTCATTCTTGATGTCGTGGAAATGGCGAGCGGACAATCCGCTCGCCATTTTTGTTTTCAGCTGACCAGCTTGGCTGCAATGGCACCTAACGTCTTAACCGCCTCGGTGACTGCAATGTTGCCATCGCGTAGATCCCTGAAGCACTGCATGACCTGTTCGCCTGCTTCCTTGCGGATCACGTCCACACGCACACGCTCTTCATCCACGCGCTCGCGTTCCTCGCGTAGCTGCGCCTCGAAGCTGACACGCTGTTCCTTCATCTCACGCTTGAGGTTGCCATGGCTGACTAGCAGCACGAACACGAACCCGATCAACAGGTATGCAGCGCCAGGACCGGCACCAGCGATTGTGGTCACCGCAGTTAGCATGGCTGTGACGAGTGCGGCACCAACTGGCCCGTTAAGAATGTCCTTGAGTGTGTCCATGCTCGCCTCCCAATAGCTGTGCGAGGAAGGCCTTCAGGCGATCAACCTCTTTGTCTCTGACGATGCGTGAGCGCTCTGCTTCATGCTTGGCATCTTGGATCTGTGTGTCGATGTTCTGTGGATTGCGTGGCTTTCCGCGACGCTCAATGGTGACTGATGTGCTCATACAGGGCTTTCATGCTGGCGTTGATGCCAGCATTGCGCATGGCCAATGCCTGTATTTAATCCTGTGAGAGTGATGTTCCGGAGAGTGATAAGTAGAAGAGCGCCAGACTTCGTGCCAGGACAGCTGAACTATCGAAGCTGCTCTTCTAGACGACTCCTAAAGGTGGATGAACCCTATGCCCTCACTATGGCATGGGGTTCTTCTTTGTCAGCCGAACGCCTGCCACTCACGTAGCTTGGCTTCGCATGCCTTTCGGCTCTTCTTGCATTCCCACGGTGGGTTGCCGTCATCGTAGAAGTGTGTGCCGTGCATCGCTGGTGTTAGCTGCACTGGTCTCGAATGTTGCTCCACCACATTGCCTGTTCGCAGTAGGATCTTGTGGTAGTTGCGATTGACCATGAGTTCCGAGCCATCCTCCAGCTTGTAGATTGCATAGGGCAACTCGGTGCGTAGGCGCTGGCTAAGCGTCTGCTTCATTGATGTGACTCCTTGACGGTGTTCTTGTTGTTTGTGCGACTGTTAGTCGATGCCGTGTGTCATTCTAGCTATGAGTATGTCGGTGCCCTTCTTCTCGTGCTCCTCCACGACAGCATTCAACAGCACCAAACGCTTCTGCTCCGCGGTTTGAAGTTCACTGAGCTGATCGTGTTGCTTCCTAAGATCCTGCCTCATACTCTGTAGCGTATCGCATTCCTCGTAATGCTCCATGCCCGCAAGCGCTCTGATCTTCTGGAGATTGCCCCGCATGATCAGTCCTTGGAGGGTGGTAATGAACTCCTCCCTCATCCGGCATCGGATTGAGAGATCACGCATTTCGATGCGAACACGAACTTCCTGATTCACCTTGTTGTTCTTCATGATGCGTCTGCCTCTCTGAACATTGCTGCCTGTCGCTTCACTAATGCGAACACATCCAGGTCGTCTTTATGTGATTTGATGTCTGCGATGATCTTCATGGCCGGATGAGTTTCGTGAGCCAGCTTGATGTCTTTGATGCGGGCTAGCACCTGTTCCGCGCTGTTGTCCGGGGTGGCGTTAGCAACTGGCTGCTCGGCCTGCTGTACTGCGTTCTCAACGATTGCGGCTTCTAGCTTCTCGGTCTGTGCAGTCTGCTGCATTGCGACCTTCTGCGCGCGCACGCGTGCCCAACGCTCCTGCGCCTTCAAGCGCTTCTTCTCGCGCGTCTCGTCTGAGTCCTTTGTGCCAGTGAGCGTCTTTGCAATCTTGTCGGCCTTCTCACGTGAGCAAGCGATGCCGGTCTTCACTAGTGACTGACGAGCTTTGGTCTTCTCGCTATGCCTGTCGCCCTTTTTGAACTGGGCGTTCTTGATGCTCTGCTTGCGGGTCATGATCTGCACGTCATTGACCGTCATCACAGCAGCCGGCTTGCCGGTCTTCCATGTGAGAACCAAGCCTGTCTCTGGATCGCGGAACATCTTGGCGAAGGCATTCAGCCCACGCTTGTTGAGGTGCTTGAGCAGTGTGTTTCGACGGAAGGAGGTGTAGAGGCTGAGATACTGGGACAGTGTCAGCTGGAAATCGACGCCTTTGCCGGTCTGATACCGACGGGCTGCTTCATAGCGGCCGGTGAGGAATGCGACGACGTCTTCGGGTGTGTATGTCTTCATGGGGTGGAAGCCCTCGTGTTAGAGAAAAGAAAAAGCCCGGTGCGGGCTTCCAAATCGCACCGGGCTTACCAAACAATCGAACCCTGGCCGGGGTCAGTGACTGCTGGAAAACTGTATCTGAGACGAGTTGTTGGAAGCCTGTCTCTCCGATCTACACATCTATTTATCTAGCAGCGTCATTTCGCTGCACCCTGCGTCTGAGTTCGTTGTAGCTGGGCTCAGCTGGCTTTCTCAATATTCATCCGACGTGACACAAGAAAACAGGTAATAGGCTGATCCCATATGACTCTTCTTGATTGACTTGGCTTTCCTCTCTCAGAAGTAATTGGCTGATCCCATCTACTTCGTAGAAGTAGATAGGACCACCCACTTTCCCCTGAAAGAAGAAACACAAGACGAATCGTCTTTCGCCTGGCTGCGCCACTTTCGTGGCACGCCTCAGGCGAACACGTCGCTTTCAGCTCGTCAGGGCTTCGCCCTTTCAACGCTTCGCTTGTGCTCATCTGTCGTGGCTTTGCCACTCCTCAGGTGTCGTGACTTCGTCACTCCTGGGTTGTCAGATGTGTGGGTCATTGGCTGTGGTCGTGGCCTTCTGCCACTCCTGGTTCTTGAGAGGAATTGGCAGGGTGAGTGACGTGGCGCGCGTACGAAATCCAGCAGCACACGCGCCCTGCAAACACGCCCACAGATGCCCTGCGCGGGTCACACAGGGCAGCTCATGCACCGAGAGCCAACTGTATAGCAGCCAATCACACAGGCGCTCACAGGGCATCGTAGACGCTGTCACTGAGTGCATTAACTGCGCATAGAACCTCAGACGCATGAAGGTAAATACCAATGGCAGACAGAGAAAGCGCTGCCCAAGTCATTCATTCCTAAATTCATTCGTTCATGAAAGGACACGCAAGATGTCTGGAATCAGAAACTTCCTCGTCAAGCTCGTAGAAGTCACCGACGAGCAGTACCAGGATCGCGCACAAGAGATCCTCAACCGCTTCGACAAGTACGGCGCAGAAGGCTTCTATCTCGGCCCCAATCTCAAGCTATGGGCAGCACGCGCGCTCAAGTTCAATAAGAAGCTCAAGAAGGTCGCAGTGCCGCAGTGGTTCAAGGACTACGTGAACAGCGACGACAGTGACACAGACAATGAGCGCTTTGGCAGCACTGTTCCGACAAACATCACGAACCACCGCCTTGGTGGTGTCGTGACCCGCACACCGACAACACCGGCCATTGTGCGCAATATGCCCGAGCCCATCCTACTACCCAGCGCCAAGCGCCTGCTTGCAGAGACTACCAAGAACGCCACACCGGATGAGATTGCCCAGGCATTTGCCACCATGGAAGACGAAGATCCTTCCGTGGATGACCTAGTGCTCAACCCGCAGATGGTGGAGTTGGTGCGCTGCTTGGTACAGGTCGAGATGCGCAAGATGTTTACCCAGCTTGCAGCTCTGCCCCCACTGGCCGACGAATAAATACCACTGAGAGTGCAAGGTCCTCCAATCCATTGGCTGCTCAATCTCAATGGCACCAGCACTTCAGACCCCATGGCCCCCTGCGGTCATGGGGTTCTCCTTTGGCCACCCCTCAAGCTCAAGCTGGCCTCATGCGGCGGTAAGTAGGCTGAGAAGGAGAACCCGCACGCAATGACCAGCCCATTCACCATCCTCGCCCCACCCGTCGAAGGCCTCTATCGGCTCAGCCCCCTCACTGAACGAGCCAAAGGCAAGATCACGGTCCATCACTGGCCGCTGACCCAGCAGGGCAGAGAGCACTATCAGGCCGAGTACCAGGCCCTCCGTGAGCAGCTGGCCCAACAGCGCAGCCCACTGTCCGCACAGCAGCCCTGTCCCGAGCCACAGACGCCCTACAAGGCTCCTAAAGCCAATCCCCTAAGCCGGGACAGTGTTGAGCCTGAAACGCCCTGTACGGTGCCCGCAGAACCCCTATGGGACGCTTATCCGGTGGAAGAGCAAAGCGGGCCAGGACGCCACGCCGCGATGTTCGCGCACAATGGCCTAGTGATGTCCGGCAAGGCTTGGGCAGATCGGTTAGGCTACAGCTACGGCAACATGCTCCATCGCCTGAGGTGCATGCCCATTGAGCAAGCCCTCACTTCCAAGCGCTGCCCCTCTTACAGCAAACCTCACAGGGGCAACCGCCATGGTCGCTCCATCACGTACCAGGGCAAGACTGCCACAGTGCGTGAATGGGCCGAGAGTATCGGCGTCAAGGCAGACACACTGCACCGCCGCTTGCGTGATGGCGAGAGTTTGGAGCAGGCCATGGACCTCAGAAGCCGCCGTGGAGGCGCCCGCACGCGATGACTACTCGCAGGCAGAGAGGGGCAATACGCCCCTCATGGTACGCACTACAGCCGCGAGATCGAAACGCGCTGTGTGACCCGCGCAGACCCGCTCAGCATCACTTGCTCAGGCCGATCCACCACAAGTGCCCGGCCGCCTCACCACTAGGAGCCAGCCCAGCTTTGAAAGCACAACGCTGGAAGCAAGTGAGGCTTTCCAACACAAATTCGTCACCATCGCCTAAACACCAAAATCCATGTGGCATTGTTCCATTTCGATTATACACTGATTTGCCGTCAACCAAAACGAGGATGCCAATATGGACGCAGCGTCAGGCGCACAAGGCGCCCTGCGGTATGAACTGCCTGGAAATCAAGTCGAGCCAACAGCAGGACATTGGCTAACTGAACGGAGCCTGTGTCTGCCGTCGCTCAGCGACATTCAAAACATCATAGGTGGCGACAGCAGATTCAAGCTCACGAACGCTGACTTCCCGCAGAATTACGATGATCTTGCTGCGCAGTTTGCCATCTTGATAGCTTTACAAGAGGCACGCTCTTCCGACGCCTATCCCACCCACGTCTCTTATCAAGCCCCGAATGCCGCTGGAGATGAGCAGCAGCGCTTTGATCTGACACCACTTAGCCGCTTCCTCCACCTACAATCAGTTCCCTTTGGAGCCATCATCGACATCGAAGAGCACACCGAATACAGTATAGGCAATGTGAACGAGCAGCATCTGCGCATTCTGTCTCCCACGACACTCGTGAAAGAAGGGCAAGAACTAGCGCGATTGTTCGAGAACGAAACACCAGGACTATACCATCGCCACGCGATGAACTGGCTGCTGTTCGGGCGAATTGATATCTCTCCGCCACGGCAGGCACGAATGTGGATGGCATTGGACATGGCCATATACGCGGCTCTCAGTGCCGCGTGGCACTACAAATGGCTCGATGCCACGCAAAGCCGCTTGCTGCGTCCATCGGAGTATGCGGCCGCCGAGGCCAAGCGTGCCGACAGCAAGGATGATTCAGCCAAGACAGCCGCAAACACATTCACTGTGCTGTACGACACCATTGTGGATCCCGAGGGTCACGAAGTGAACACCTCACCTCGCCCATTTCCCTGCCCTTCTCCCGGCACGCCACGCCACCCGGCATGGCCCTCCGGCCACAGCACTTACAGTGCAGCCGCCAGCTGGCTTCTCGAATACCTCTTCTGTCCTGACGAAACACGCAACATGGAAGATGCTGTGATTTTCGACCGAGCAGACAAGCTCAAAGATCGGCAAGGCAAATTTGACACGAAGGACATTGAGAACCCGATATGGATTGCCGCTGAGCTACGTCGGCTTGCGAACAACATTGGCGAAGCGCGCATGTGGGCAGGCGTGCATTGGCACTTCGATCACTTGGCTGGCCAGAAGATCGGTCGCGCTGCCGCCGAAGCAGTCATCGCTCAGCTACAGAAAGACTGTATCAAGGCCTACACCAAACCGAACCTCCCTGACCCAGACGTCGAATGCATGTCAGATCAACTGCCCACGCCACCCGATGATATTCCAACAGATCGCACGCCATGTGCTGGCAACGAGACGCATGACAAAGTAGCGCCGCAACCCAAGCGTGGGCTGCCTCTGCTCAGAATCCTCGGCACCACCTGAAAGCCGCATTAGACCTGCGCAACAAGAACCCGCAGCAGCCTGAGCTTCAGCCGACGTATTCGCGCCTCACCAGTTAAGCCTTGCTTCGTCTCCGGGAGGCTTAACTGGACAACTACAGACGCAGGCTGCATCACGTGCAGCGAGCCGTCTGGCAGTCATGCTGCTCAAGCTGAGCAGAGCCATCTGACCTCCAACTAGTCACCCGTCAGAGTTAGTGATACTCTTGTGTAACGGAACAAGAGGTTCGCGCGTGCTGCTGATCATCGCCAGGTACTTGCGCAGTTGGCTTCACGTCCCCACACCCACCGAAGTACTTTGGGCGTATCTGATCTCGGTGTCCGCCACGGCTGTGACAGTTGGCTTGCTGGTGGAGCAAGCGGATCTCATGGATGCCATGGCGGCCTACTGGACCGCAGCGGCGGTGTTTACTGCTCTGGTCTGGAGCAGCTGGCAAGAATGGAAACGCGACACGGCACAGCGGGCCGAGTACCACAAGCGCGCCCGTGCCCTTTCACCCGCATTGTACCAGCAGACCAAAGCGCTCGTGGATGTCATGAGGGACATGGCGCGACAGCTCAAGAGTAGTGACAGCTCGTACCACGTCTCCTATCTAGTCGCGAAGCAGTGGTTGCACCCCAAGGTTCAAAAGCAGATCCAAGCGCTGGTCGCACACAATGGCAGCTTTCATCTGTTCCGCGATCGGACGTGTGATCACCTCATTCGCGTGATTGCCAAGATGCAGACATACTCAGCCAGTTGCATAGATCTGACCAACGAAGAGTTCATAGTGAACATCCATGCACGCAGCGGACATGCCCCATACATGTCCGACATGCTACGCGACACTGCAAACCTTAGTGCCACGCTACTGATGCTCTCGCGACACGGAGGCGATTTCATCTTCGTGCCCGACAGGCCATCACCGAAAAGGAAGACTTGATTGGCTGTTGAGAGATCAGAAGACGATGTCTCGTGCTGTGGAAACACCGCACGGCTGAAAGAGATCAGGCACACCGCAGAGAGACACAGTCACACACCTAGACAGCCGAAATACCACTGGCCCCTGCAACACAACGGAGAAATGCCACTCACAAGAAGAGAAATGCATGATCCACCCTTCTCCTCCACCTCTCCACTCACTCCTGAAAATCGCCTCAGTACTCCTGCCCTCAGAAGCCCGCAGAGGGCACAGACAGGAAGAGCGCTACGTGGATAGCGCTCTGTTGCCCTACAGCCCTGTGTGACGCTCTGTGACCCTAGCTGACCCGCATCAGCCTATGCACTGTGGCCCTGTTGATGCCCAGCTCAGCCGCTATACCCACCACTGACATACCGCCCTCCTTCAACTCCCGAATGCGGTCCAGCTGGTTGCGCGCAGTGGGAGCACGACCCTTGTACTTCCCTTCCGCTTGAGCCTTGGCAATGCCTGCGCGCTGCCGTTCAACGATCATGCTGCGCTCCATCTCGGCCACTGCGCCCAATACTGTCAGCATGAACTTGCCAGTAGCCGTGCGGCTATCGATCTGCTGCCCACCCATGCTGAGAATGATCAGCCCCACAGAGCGTCTGTCGAGGTCAGCGACAACCCTGAGCAGTTCCTCCGTACTACGTGCAAGCCGATCCATCTTCGTCACTACGAGAACGTCTGAGGGCTTCAGCGACGCAAGCAAGCTGTCGAACATGGGACGGTGGCCAACTGCACTGGCCTTCTCACCCACTACGTTGCTGCACCCAGCAGCACGCAACTCCGCGTGCTGGTCCTCAAAGCCTGCGTCCTGACCTTGCGTGCTAACACGCGCATACCCGATTTTCACTTGCTCACTCCATCAACTGCATCACTCGCTCAGCGAAGTGTCGCAGCAATCAAAGAGCAAGAAGTATCTCAAGCCGACACAGTCACACTAGGACATCCTCATTGCGATACTCACGCACACATTCCTGTAGGCCACGCAGTCTTCGGCTGACATGCAGGCTCATGATGCTAGAGTTGTTCGCCCTAGGTCATCTCGGTCTCGTTTCCAAAACCAAACTCACATCTGCGAACTGTGAATTAAAAACCACGGCTTCACCCTTCCTCATTGCCCTTTTTGATGCAGCATCCCGACAGCAACTCTGCTCTGTAGAGTTCGCTGCTACTATCTAGGCACCCCTCTTGGCCACTGTTACGATGTGCGGTCGAGAAGAGGCACACGCATGCGCAAACTGATTGATTTTGTATTGCTCGCGCTGCCTTTGTTGGCGCTCGTGCTGGCAGGTATTGGCGGTTGGTATCTGTTTGATTCCCAAAGCGAGATCAATCGCTGGAATGCACTCAGCGCCTACGCCACTGCTGTGGCTGGTGTATTGGCTGTGACAGTGGCCGTGTGGATCGAAGTAGTACGTATTCGTCAAGCGTCGCGCGACCGCAAACCACTCATGGTGATCCAAGCGTATCGTCTGTTGCCGCTGATCAACGAGCTCGTGGCTGAGACTGCAAAGGGTCAAACATCACTGGCGCAACGTGGCTATTTCAGCGATTTGGCATTAATTGGAGTTCGACCCGATCCGATAATCAGCCCCAGCTTGATGACTGAATTCGAGAACGCCTCCGGGGGATTTCAGCATCTGCCAGAACGTGGGCGCAACTCCGCAGCGTACATCCTTGGTAGCTTGGCCACGTACCGCAAGAGCATAGATCGCATGAACAATGGCTTCAATGCGCAGAAGCCCGACACCCAAGCTGTGCGTGATCTAATCAAGCAGCTCAAAACTATCACCGACCACCTCGCGATCTTGCAAAAGGAGGTGCACGCTGTGATCGACGGCAAGCGCTGACTTACATGGCCTGCACTACTGCCCACGCATCCGATAGGGTGGCGGCAATGTCTGCTCATCCACCCACGCAGCAATGATCCGAAACACTGCTTCTGCATTGCCCCAGGCACTCAGGCCGTCATAGGGGTGGCCCGGCAGCTTGAGAATGGCTGTGCTCTGACTGTGCCGCACTGTGGTGCCCCGGTACTCATACACTGTCCAGTCGGTGACTTTCTCACCACGTTCAATGATCCGGGGGCTGTGCTTCTGGCTCATGGGCAGAGAATACCATCCCCCGCCATTAAAAACAGCACGCATGCCCTGAGATCCGTTTCGGCGGCCAACACCCCAGCCCTGTCTGTGAGGTCGGTAAATAAGCAAAACCACTCACAGCTAGGGACACCGCATGGCATTAGAGACATTCAATCTGGTCAAAGACCTAGACATCAACAGCCCTGCCGGTGGTGACAGCCGTGCTCAGGGTGATGACCACATTCGCGGCATCAAGAAGACCATCAAGAACCAGTTCACCAGCTTGGAAGGTCCGGTCACTGTCACAGCGGCACAGCTCAATGACGTGGTGGCTCTTCGCACGGAGCTAAACACTGCCAAGACAGATCTAACCAAGGTGCTCACTCTGGCTGGTGGCATCATGAGTGGCCCCATTGTGGCACCTGCATTCACCACGCCGCCAAGCGGCGTGATCAACGCGGGCTTGATCCAGCAGAATGGCGTGCGACTGATCCCCGTGGGCACAGTGGTCATGTGGTATGGCGATCTCAACGCTGTGCCCGCTGGCTGGTACGTGTGCAATGGCACCAATGGCACTCCCGATCTGCGCAACCGCTTCATCGTGGGTGCAGGCGCAGCGTATGGCGTTGGTGTCACTGGCGGCGTGGACACCCACAACGTGCAGACTTCCACCAATGGCCATCACAACCACACTGGCGTGGTCACGGCCGGTGGCTATCACACCCATGGCGGCACCGTGGGTCATACCGCACTGGGCATTGAGCACATTCCAGCACACCAGCATGGCATGGTATCTAACAGTGGTGGTGGTGGCGGTCTCATCGAGATCACCGGAAACTACGGCAACACCAACAACTACATTCTGCGCATGGATGGCACTCCGACCAGCACTGTGGGCCTTACCAGCGCCACTGGCTCCGGTCATGGCCACACGCACGGCATCGCAGGCGATGGCGAGCACACGCATGGCATTCAGCCGGAAGGCGGCCACGCACACACCATCAGCTTCGACAATCGCCCCAGCTTCTTCGCGCTGGCCTTTCTGATGTTCAAGGGCTGATCGGGGGATAACACCATGGCAAGACACATCCCCCTGCCAGTTCGCAACTTGGCACAAATCGGCATCGTGACTGACGGGCCGTCCTATGACCTGCCACTCAATGGCTTCACGGGTGGCAGCAACGTGGTGTTTGAAAATGGCGCAGTGCGCGACGCACCCATCTGGCGCAAGGCATTTGATCTAGGCACCACAGTGCCCGTGTATGCCATCAGCATGCGCGGCACTCAGACCTATGACGAGACATTTCACGTCACGTCAGACGGACGCATCTTCCGCTTTCAAGATCGCAGCAACACCGAAGTCACACCTGCTGGTTTCACACCCATCGAGGGCATCACACCCTTCACGGGCACCGTGCTGGGATCGGTGGTTTATATCAGTCGCGAAACTCACGTGCCCATGTGCCGCTTGCCAACTGAAACTCAGTTCAAGCCACTGCCCAACTGGGACCCCAACTGGCGTGCAAAGGCTGTGCGCAGCTTTCGTGATTTCGTGTTCGCGATCAATGTCACCAAGGATGGTGTGGACAATCCGAACCTCGTGAAATGGTCAAACCTCGCTCTCCAAGGACAGGTGCCCGACACCTGGGACAGCACTGACATCAGCAACAACGTGGCCGGTGAAAATCCACTCACCGATGCCACAGCACCGCTGATCGATGCCGGTACACTGCGCGACTTCTTCATGATCTACGGCGGTCGCGAGACGTTCAAGGCACGTTATGTCGAGGGCCAGTTCATCTTCGACTTCCAGAAAGTCAGCGGCAATGGCGGCATCATCAACGCCAACTGCTTTGCGGAGGTCAATGGCGAGCATTACGTGTTCGGCCCCAACAACATCTACAAGACCGATGGCACCAATCAGGTCAGCATCAGCGAGGGCATGGTCAACAACGAGATCTACGGCACCATGAACAAGCTGAAGGCGCACCGCTTCTTCGTGTTCCACAATGCCAAGCTGGGTCACGTGATGTTCTGCTTCGTGAGCGGCAACAACGTTCACTTCGAGAACACCGAGTTCTGCAACCGCGCTGCGGTGTTCAACTACAAGAACAACACGTGGTCCTTTGCCGATCTGCCCAACGTGCCCATGATGGTCAACAGCAACATGGACAGCCGCCGCACCTGGGATGAGGTGGAAGGCACATGGGATGATGATGGGGGCACCTGGTATGACGAAGAGCACAGCAGCGCCACGCACGCTGTAGGCTTTGCCTGCCAGTGGAGTGACGTGGGTTCCGGTCGTTCGATCCCCACCAGCCGCGTGGTGGCCTATGACTATCTGGATGATGGTTCAGTTGGCTACCCCATGGACCCGGATTGCTACGCTCCAGTTTGGATCGAGCGCATCAACATCGACCTCGACGAGCTACAACTGCCCATCAAGACGCAGAAGAGCATCCGAGAGCTGGCGCCGCAGGTGGACACTGCGCGCAACATGCCCTTCGTGTTCCGCATCGGCGCTGGGCGTACAGCCAGTGAACGCACCTACAGTGATCCTGTGGAGTACAACCCCACCGATCCTGTTCGCGTGAAGGTGGATAGCCGCGCTACAGGTCGCTACCTCAACATTCGCGGCACTACCACCACCCCGGCTGGCTTCAAGTGGAGTGGTTATGACCTGCTCGTGCTGCCCATTGGCAGGAGATAAGCCATGGCACTGAATTCACGTGATTATCTGGTGCTGGTGCCCTATCGGCCCACCAGCCCACCGGAAGACCCTCGCAGCCTCAAGCAGTACTTCCACAATGAGCTGGAGAAGCTGAGTGCCACAGTGGCTCAGATTGCCGAGGCAGCACCACAGGCCGCAGATACAGCACCTCGCAACCCTCGCAGGGGCACAATCCGCCTCAACGTCCTGCCCTGGAACCCTACTGGGGATGGGGCAGAAGGGCTTGTGTGGTGGAATGGCACATCATGGCGCCGCATCACGTCGGCGTAACGCCCAGCCACAGCTTCAAGGTGCCGGTGGTTGTCCGCCCCGGCTACCTGATCAGCCTTGAGCGCTTCGGCGCTGTGACCTTTGGCCACATCGACGTAACTGCCCCCTACACACCCAGCCTCAAGCGCCAGATCGCAGCCGATTTCCAGCTGGTGCGACAGCTACAGGGCGCACCTGTGTTCATCCACGTGGAACGCACCAATACCAAGCTGGCAAGGTTCGCACAGAGCTTCGGCTTCCGCCTGATCACCAGCTGCACCGATGACCGAGGAGTAAATACGGACATCTACGCAATCTGATCAAGGAGATGCCATGGGAAGCCTATTCGGTGGTGGCGAAACCAAGCAAACCACAAAGTCCTCGGTGCTACAGGAAGAGCAGGTCAAGGCTATGCTGTCCGGCGCTATCGATGACTACAACAACAAGCAGACCCAAGATCTGCCTCTTCAGCAATACGCCGGGCTCAACTCCAATCAGCTTGACGCAATCAACTACATCCAGCAGTTCGCAGCCAACAATGGCTCAGTGGCTCAGACAGGTGACGCAGCCTCGACCGGCCTAGGCGCCATGAACCCGTTCGTGCAGAACGCCAGCAACTTCGCAGCCGGCAATTTCGGCAATGCAGGTGGCGCCAATGCCGGACAGGTCAACGCGTTCAACGACAGCAGCCTAGCAGCACTCCTGCAATCAGGCACCTATGGCAACAACGCACAGACGTTGTTCAACACTGCCATGGGTGATCCCACTCAGCAGAACGTGTCCGCGGCAACTGCCTACATGAACAACCCGCTTGTTCAGGGCCAGATCGACGCAGTGAGCCGCGACGTGGCTCGCAACCTTAGTGAGAACACACTTCCCACACTCAACATGGCAGCCAGTGCAGGCGGCAATCTCAACTCCAGCCGTGCTGGTGCTGCCGAAGCAGTGGCTACACGCGCTGCAAGCGATCAGATGGCCGACAACGCCTCCAACATTCGCAGTGCGGCTTACAACAATGGCCTACAGCTAGCCGAACAGGCTCGCAGCACCAACCTGAATGCGGCCAATGCTGCAAATGGTCAGGTGGGCAACTACGCCAACATGGGCTTCACCAACACATTGAATGGCATGAACTTTGGTGAAGGTCAGCGCCAGTTCAACGTAGGCACTCAGCAGCAGGCAAACGCTCAGCTTGGCCAAGCAGCCAACATGGGCACAGAGAACGCCACTGCACAGACCGATCTCGCCAGCAGCCTCTATCAGTTGCTCGCCGGTGCCGGTGCTACCAAGCAGACCGATCAGCAGAACCAGAACAACACCGACTACCTGAACCAGATGGGTCTCTACAACAAGGACAGCGCGGATCTCGCGACATTCAAGAGCCTGCTTGACGGTAACTACGGAGGAACAGACGTCACATCTTCAAAGAAGTCCAGCAACGTAGGCGGACAGGTTCTCGGAGCCATTGCCACTGTAGCAGCGGCCTACTTCACAGGCGGTGCGTCTCTTGCTGTGCAGGCTGGTGCAACTGCGGCTGCGGGTGCGGCTGCTAGTGCCGCATCAAACTCCGGCTCAAAGTGAGGGGAACACACCATGACAGTTAATCCCACAATGCCAGCATATGACCGCACGGCTTACCTGGCACAGCTTCGTCAGCGCGAAAGCTCTGGCAACCCCAATGCAGTGAACAGCCGCAGTGGCGCAACAGGCACATACCAGTTTCTACGCAGCACTTGGGCCGACCTCATGCGTCGCCGCCCGGAGCTAGGTCTGACACCTGATGGAATGACTGACCCGACGCAGCAGGAACGTGCCGTGGCTGCGTACACAGAGGAAAACAACTCTGTGCTCCAGAACCGCCTAGGCCGCACACCGACCGCTGCTGACAGTGCAGGTGCGCATCGCCTTGGTGCGACTGGCTACACTCGCGTTGCCAGCGCCGATCCGAACACTCCGCTTGTCGATCTTGTCAGCCCCGCTGCTGCAAGAGCAAACCCTGACTTCGCACAGCACACAGCAGGCAGCTTCGTTGCCATGCTCAACGGCGACTACAACGGCGTAACGGCTTCTACTGCACCGGCTGCACCGGCAACTCAGGAAGACCGCAACACGTCACGCATCGCATCTGCATTCCCTAGCGCCGACGTGCCCGGCGACGTGCAGAACTCCGCAAGCACGCCTACTCCGGCACCCGCCGAACGTCCTGAGATCACCAGCAGTGACGTGGCCAAGGAACTCGCAACACTAGAGTCCTTCATGCCGCAGAACACCGATCAGCGTGGCATGTTCGAACGTCCTGACACTTGGTTCAACATTGCAGCAGGCTTGTTCAAGGGTGAGAACCTTGGCGACAGCTTGGGTAATGCAGCTGGTGCAGTCGGGCAGAGCTACGCGAATGATCGTCGCCGTGGTGATGAGCTTGGCAAGCAGCGCAGCCTGTTGGCTCAGCAGGCCTATCGCGACATGACCAGCCGCAACAACAGGCTGGCAGATCGTGAACACGATGAACGCCGCCAGGATGGACGTTTCAAGGTGCAAGATCAGCAGCACGCTGAAAGCTTGCAGGTCCAGCAGTCGCGCCTTGCACAACAAGATGAGCGTCTTGCTGCGTCTGAGCGTCGTGCCGATGCTACACAGACCCGCTTGGAGACAACCGCACGCAATCAGCAGATCCAGCAGTATGTGCGCCAGGGCTACACCCAGGCTGATGCTGCCCTGCTTGCTGATGGCAAGGTCACAAGCCCCGAGGACATGACCGCCGTTGAGCAGCGCCGCCAGCAGAACGAGAAGCTGCCCAGCACTGTGACAAAGGCTGATGATGCTGATTTCGCCACGTTCCAAGAGGCTGAGCAGGCTCGCGTCAACATTGGACAGGCCCGCCGCCAGCTAGAGGTCAAAGACAAGAACGACACCAACTACGTGGACATGGATGGTTTCACTCCCTGGGTCGGCACTGCCGCTGGCATGAACAACACCATCGGTGCGCGCAACTATGGCAGCTTCCAGGCCAACATGAAGGGCCTCGTCAACGATTTGCTTCGCCAGAACAGGGGCGTGCAGACGGACGGTGACGCCAAGCGTGAGACTGAAGCACTGATCAACAGCTTGCCCCAGGCTGCTACGCGCGAGGAGTACCTCACCCGCTTGAACGAGATTGAAGCCCGGTTCCGTGCTGCTTCTGAGCGCTCACGCAACAGCATCGACCGCCGCCGCAGCGAGGGCAACCACCGTGGCTTCGGATGGGATAGCTACAAGGCACCGGCACCTACGCAGTTCCTAGGTGATCCCACCGCCGCGAAGGAACAGCAGGAGCGTGCAGCTAGCCAGCCCACTGCTCCGGCTACCGGGACACGTCGCCCGCTCGGCGCTTTCGGAGGTTCTAACTGATGGCTACTTTTGACGTAAAGGGCGCACTTTCCGAGGGTTACTCCCTCGGTGAGATTGCCGAGCATGTTGCGAAAAGCAGTCGCTTTGACCTCGATGCCGCTCGCCAGGAGGGCTACAGCGACGCTGAGATTGTCAGTCACTTGACCGGCTTCGTGCCGCCGATGCCTGCGAAGGCACCAGCCGACACCCGCTCTAGCGGTGAGGTTGCCGCCAACAGCGTTGGTCTATTCGGACGCGGCTTCAATGACCGCCTAGCCGACGTGGTTGGTGCTCCGGTGGATCTAGTGACTGCCGGTATGAACTACCTGGGTGCTGACATTCAGAACCCGGTAGGCGGCTCGGAGAGCATCAAAAGCGCGATCCGTGGTGTCACCGACATCGCGGGTGCCCCTGCTGCCCCTACCACTACGGCTGAAGAGTTGGCCTATGGCGCTGGTACAGGTGTGGCAGACGCCGCTACGGTGGTGCTTCCGGCTGCTGCGGTAGCCCGCACGGCCCGCGCCGGCTCTGCTGTAGCAGCTGGTGCCGAGACCCTGGCCGCCCAGCCGGTCCTACAGGCCGCCAGCGGTGCCGCAGCCGGTGCTACTACCGAAGCCACAGACAACCCCTGGCTTGGTATGGCAGCCGGTATGTCTGTTCCCCTGGGTGCTAGCATGGGCACACGCCTAGTCAGCCCCACCCGCAGCACTCTGAACCCTGAGCAGGCCCGCCTAGCTACCGTGATCCGCAATGAGGGTGTGGAGCTAACACCAGGCCAAGCCACCGGCTCCAAGCCACTGCACATGGTGGAAAGCTCGTTCGCTGAGCTGCCGTTCACCTCCAGCGCCCGCCAAGCTGAAGTTCGTGTCCAGCAGAACGCCTTCAACCGCGCAGCCCTACAGCGTGCCGGTATCCAGGAAGAGCTTGCCACCCCAGACGTGCTGGTTCGTGGCCGTGATGACCTAGGTAACGAGTTCACTCGCCTCTCCAGCCAGAACACGCTGGATGCGAATAACGGCCAGTTTGTGAACGACCTCGTGACCCTGGACAACTCCCTGGTGGATGCAAGCTCAGAAGTGGCAGGCCGTGTGACCCGTCTCCGCGACGAGCTGCTAGACCACGTTGATGCCAATGGCCGCATCTCAGGTGCATTCTACCAGCGCTTCCAGAGCCGCTTGAGCAAGATTGCCCGTGAGAATGGCCAGTCCAATCCCGAGCTACGCAACCGCGTACTGGACCTGCGCAACGTCGTGCGAAATGCGATGGAGCAGAGCATCAGCCCTGGTGATGCCGCTGACTGGCGCGATGTCACTCGCCGCTATGCGAACTTGAAGAACATCGAAACTGCCATGGCTGCTAACCCCTCACAGGCCACAGCAGGCAACATCAGCCCATCGGCGCTCTATCAGGCAGTGAACCGCAGCACAGGAGGCAATGCTGCCCTCGGCCGTGGTGATCTGCGTGACCTAGCAGCCGCAGGCATCCAGTTCCTACGTGAGCCGATCGGCAACAGCGGCACCGCTGGCCGTGCAAGCATCATGAGCATGCTCAAGGGTGAACCGCTGCGCGCAGGTATTGCAGCAGCCACACTCGGTGGCCCGACCGGGTTGCTGGTCGGAGGCACGGCAGCAGCCGCAGCAGGCACAGCAGCAGTGGTGCTGCCGAAGGCTGTTCAGACTGCCTACAACAACCGCCTAGTGCGCAGCTACCTGACCAACCAGTTGGCCAACAACTACCGCGCTCGTCGCGCGCTGCCGGGTGTGGTGGCAGGCGAACTGGTGCGCCGCAGTGAGGGCGGCGATGACTAAGAAGATCTGGAACAACAGATCACTACGCAAGGACCGGCCTACGGAAGTCACCGACAAGCCGGTTCCTGTGAAGGATCTGAAGCGCAAACTGGCTCCTGGCAACGAGAGCTGGTTTGCAAAGTGCAAGCGTGAAGACCCTGAACGCTTTGCAGAGATGCGCCGCAAGGCGGAAGCCACAGGCCGACTAAGTACGGGCAGACCAAAGGGCGTCGGTCATGGCTTCACCAAGCATGTGATCATGGACGCCTACGAGACAGCAAAACAACGCGCGGAGGTGCGATACGAGCAGATGGAAAAGAACGGCGAAATCGACATCAACCTAGACAACGCATCCAAGATCGCTCTCAAGGCCGCCCTTCAGATCGTGGAAGCCAACAACAGCGTGGCCGACGACCACGTCAACAAAGAGCTGGTAAGCCCCAAAGATCGCATCGCAGCGGCGCGTTTGGTGCTGGACTTCACCATGGCCAAGCCTGCTGCAAAGACCGAGATCACACACAAGGGTGCAGAGGACTGGCTCAACGACCTGCTGGACGAGGACAAGAAGGGTACTGAATGAACGAAGCGGCCCTCAAGGCCCTTCGCAAACGGTTCTACACTGACTTCAAGTTCTATGCCGAAAAAGCACCGCTGAAGATCAAGACCAAGAAGGGCGAAACCACCACCCTCACTCTGAAGCCAGCTCAGCTGCGCCTGATTGACCTGATCGAAGAACTGCTGCGGACAAAGGGCCGCGCCAGCGTGATCATCTTGAAGGCACGTCAGCAGGGTATGAGCACGGCCACAGGTGGTTACCTCTATTACAAGGTCAGTCAGAACAAGAGCAAGAAAGCCATCGTGGTCACGCATAAGAGCGAGGCATCAACCAACCTCTTTGACATGACCAAGCGCTTTCACGACGGCATCAACAACCATCCCATGATGCCACTCAAGCCCAGCACCAGCCACCGCAACGGCCGCCAGCTAGCTTTCGACAAGCTGGACAGTGGCTATGCAGTAGCAACGGCGGGCGGTGACGGCATCGGACGCGGTGACACCTTTTTCTACGCGCATCTTTCAGAGCTTGCGTTCTGGCCAGCAGCCACAGCCGAAGACAACTTCAACGGCTTGATGCAGGCCATCTCCCCTGCCGATGGCACGGTGAGGATCATCGAGAGCACTGCCAATGGCGTGGGCAACATCTTCTACAGAGAGTGGCAGAAGGCCGTAAACGGCGAGAGTGACTTCGTGGCGCTGTTCATCCCGTGGTTTGAGGAAGCTGAATATCGCGAACCCGTTACGGGCAAGCTGGCCTACACAGACGACGAGAAGAAGCTCAAGCGCTTGAACAAGCTGGATGACGAGCAGCTGATGTTCCGACGCATGAAGATCGCGGAAATCGGACCCGATGCATTCAAGCAGGAATACCCCAGCACAGCTGAAGAGGCATTTCTCACTTCAGGTACGCCCGTGTTTCCGCCGTCGCACTTGGAGCAGCAGACAGCCAAGGAACCCAAGGCCACATACTCCATCGACAGCACTGGCCTTCATGAGAACAGCCGCGGCGCCTTGGCAGTGTGGCAGGAGCCCAAGCCCGGTGAGACTTACTATGTGTCAGGTGACGTAGCCAGCGGTAGCACTGCCAAGGGCAAAGACTGGTCAGTCAGTCACGTGCTGGATTCAGACGGCAATCTCGTGGCTCGCTACAGAGCACAGATCCAACCGGACGTGTTTGCACATCATCTGGAGAGGATCGCACTGCACTACAATGAGGCCAAGGTCATCGTGGAGAACAACAACCATGGTGGCACGGTGCTGAACGAACTCTACAAGCACATTGGCTACAAGAACGTCTTCACCGAAGTGGTGGTGGACAAGATCACCGAAGAGCAGACCGTCAAACTGGGTTTCAACACCAACAAGAAGACCAAGCCACAGCTCATCGACCGCCTCAAGAAAGCGCTGCGTGAGAGGGAGATAAATATCCCAGACAAGATCACGCTAGCTGAACTCAAGAGCTTTGTTGAGAAGCCAGATGGCGGCATGGGCGCAGAAGGCAGAAATCACGATGACTGTGTGATGAGCCTGGCACTGGCCCTTTGGATTCACGAACGCAGATGGGAGCCGATTACAAACCAAGAAGACTGGTATGTAGAAGGGCTGTAAGGGAATGAATGGCAGACAAGAAGAAGAAACTCTCTGACAGGGAAATCGTCAGCGTTCTAGACCAGCACCTTGCACGCGCCGATGGGCGCGGCGCAACCACGCGAAGCCAAGAGCGTGAGGAAGTGCTGAAGTACTACAATGGCGAGCTACCTCTACCAGTTGGCAAGCGCTCCAAGTTCAACAGCAACGACATCTACGACAACGTTGAGAGCACCAAGGCTGTCATTCTCAACGCCATCCATCAGGGCCTCAGCAACATCTGCTTCACACCCGAGGATGACAAGGATGAGGTAGAGGCTCGTGTTGCCACTGCCTACACGGACCACGTTCTGAACAAGCTCAATCCCGGCAGCCGCATCCTACACGACGCCATGCATGACGCACTTCTCGCACGCAATGCAGTCGTCAAAGTGTGGTGGGAGAAGATCACCGAGACTGAGGAATTCGAGATCAGCGGCACAGAGGATGCCGTGATGCTCATGATGCAGGAAATGCAGAGCGGCGTCAGCGAGCAGGACAAGTTCAAGCAGCGCGACGAGCCCTTGGAGATCGACCCGAAAACAGGTCAGATGAGCGGCAAGCTCTACAAGGACATCGACCGCAGCCAAGTTCGCATCGCCAACATTCCGGCCGAAGAGTTCATCATCAATCCCGGTGCCAAGTGCATTCAGGAAGCCACGTTCATCGCGCATCGCAGCCGCCGTCGCATCAGCGAACTGGTGGCGCAGGGCTATAACGAGGACAAGCTAGAGCAGGCACGTTCTGCCAGTGACGACCTCTCTTTCAACAGCGAGCGCATTGCTCGCGCCGATGCTGCCGGTGAGGACGGCACCGAGGAGAATGAGGACGATCAGCTAGTTCAAGTTGAGGAATGCTATGTCTATCTCAACGTGGACGGCAAGGGCGAGAAGCGCTGGCAGGTCACGAAGGTAGGCGACTACATCCTAGAGAAGCAGGTAGCCGACACCGTACGCTTCGTCAGCTATTGCGCTCTGCCGGTCAGCCACACCTTCTGGGGCAACAACTACGCTGCACGCCTCATCCCCACGCAGAACGTCAACAGCACGATCATGCGCTCCCTGGTGGATCAGACTGTGTTCAGCAGCATCCCCCGCTACATGGTGGCCAAGGGCGGCCTAAAGAACCCGGCTGAGCTGACCGACCTACGCTTTGGCGGCATGGTCAACGTGGACAACCTCAATGCGGTGGGTCTGCTGCCACAGCCCACCATCAACCCCTATGTGATGACCACCTTAGAGCTGATGGCCACCAAGGCTGAGAGCATCAGCGGCGTCAGCCGCACGGCCATGGGCATCAACCAGAATGTCGTCGGCAAGCAGAACAGCGGCGCACTGCTGGATCAGGTCACTTCGGCCAGCCAGCAGAAGATGACACTCAGTGCCAAGTGGCTTGCGGAGTTCATCGCTGAGCTAAAGCTAGCCATCTACGACCTGGCACTCCGCTACGAGAAAAAGGAAGTCATCGTGGAGGTGGCAGGCAGCTATGTGCCTGTTTCTCCTGAGAAGTGGCGCGAACGCCGCCAAGTGACCGCCGAACTCCATCTCAGCCCGGAACACCGTCAGGCTGAAGCTCAGAAGCTGGTGGCCACGTTTACCATGTTCAGCCAGGACCCCGCTCTAGCCAGCATGTTCGGCCCCGCACAGAAGCGCCTATTCGCTGCCAAGTACCTCAGCCTCATGGGCTTGCCCAACGTGGACAAGGTGCTGCTACCGGTTGAGCAGGCCGCCAAGCCCGGCCCCGATGCCAACCTCCAGCTACAGATGAAGCTCATCGAGGCTCAGCAGCAGGCCAATATGGCTCAGGTGCAGATTGGCCAGATGAAGGCTCAAGCCACATTGCGTCAGGCTCAGTTAACGGCAGAGGTCAAGGCACTCAAGGGTGAGCAGGACTTCGCACTGCGCAAGGCTGAGATTGAACTCAAGGCCATGACCGAAGAGAGAAAGAGCGCAGAACTCGACCACAGCATGCAGATGGAAGAAGCCAATCTCGAACTGGCCCGCGATGCGCAGGACGTGAATGCCATCATCAAGCTAACAAGCGGGAGCTAAGCAATGGACGAACAAGACCAGAAGATCATTCAGCGCGGCATTGCAGCTCAGGAGCTACTAGAGAACGAAGCCTTCCAGGCAGTGCGCTACGTGGTGGAGCAGGGTTATCTCTCCTCCATCATGACCACCGGGCTAGAGGATGGTGAGACGCGCGAGAGGCTGTTCCGCAAGGTGCATGCGCTGCGCGAACTGACCGTGGAACTCAATGACTGGGTGTTCCAGAAAAACTCACGTGAAGACCGTCTCGCACAGGGAGACGACTTCGCAGAGGATTAAATAGTGCTGTCAATAACTGAATCCAAGGACAGCACATGTCAGAGACTACTTCGGTCATCGTAACAGACACCGAGAACAGTTCAGGCCTAACTGATGATCAGGCCATTCAAGCCTTTCTAGATCGCTATGAGGACACCGAAGGGTCATCCGAAGACACGACACCCGGAAAGCGTGACGCCGAAGAGGAGGGCTTTACCTCTGAGGAACACGACAGCGACGAAGCAACCGACGAGGAGATTGAGGACACCGAGGACACTTCCGCCGAAGAGGCATCAGAAGAGCCAGAAGCTGCACCGCACACCATCAGCGATGATGATGTCGTGGAGGTCACAGTGGATGGCAAGACTGAGAAGTTATCCATACGTGATCTCAAGAAGACCGCCGGGCTACAGGCTTCGTTGACACGAAGAGCCCAAGAACTTTCTGCAAAGGAAGAGGCTGCTGCTACCAAGCACGCTCACGTTGAGAAGGTAATCAACGCGAACTACGAACGTGCAGTCGCCCGCATGAAGGAATTCGAGGCATACACACCAGCACGAGCACTCGCTGATCTACAGGAAAAGCGCATTTCTCGCGAGCAGTATGACGCACTTGAAGCCGAAGTGTCCGAGCGCTGGAATGATCTACAGAAGGCCGAACGCGAGAAGAAGGACTTCTCACAGGCCGCACAGGTAGAGCGCCAGCAATCCGAGCAGAAGCGCATCGCCGCTGTGTCCGCACAGATTGATGAGATGTATGAGAAGGAAGGCCGCACCAAAGAACAGGTGCGCGATCTAGCCATGAAGCTGGGCCCCTACGCATTGCAGATGGGTCTAACTCAGGAAGAGCAGATCAAGCACTTCAACGCACCTCTCTTTAAGATGATGGAAAAGGCATACCTCTACGATCAAGCCCAGGCCAAGAAGCCTGAGATCAAGAAGGTAGTGGCCGAACCAGCCAAGGTCATCAAGCCGCAGAGCACTGCTGGAAAGCAGAGCAACGGCACTGATGATGCGATGCGCAAACTTCGCAAATCCGGCTCCACTGACGACGCCATGGCAGCGCTCATGGCTTGCTACCGGGACTAACAACCAAGATGATCCAAGAAAGGACGCACAATGGCTATTGCAAGCACATCCACTCTAGTTGGCAAGGTTGAGGACGTATCTGACGTCATCAGCATGATTGATCCGGCTGCCACTCCTTACGTCACCTCCATCGGCAGCGAGAAGGTTCACAACCAGACCTTCGGCTGGCAGGAAGACTACCTTGACGCCCCTGGCGAGAACGCGGCCGTAGAAGGCGCCGCAGCCGGTGATGCCAACTACACCCCGACCGTGATGGTCGAGAACCGCACCCAGATCATGAAGAAGGTCTTCGGTGTAACTGGTTCAGTTGACGCAGCCAAGCTACATGGCCGCAAGAGCGAGAAGGCTCGCCAGCAGGTCAACGCCGGTAAGTCCCTAAAGCGCGATCAGGAGAAGGCTCTTCTATCTGGTCAGGCCAAGGCCGCTCAGGCTGGCGCAGTCGGTGCAAAGACTGCCTCTCTGCAGGCACTCATCAGCGCTGACATGATTGACCGCCCGAGCACCGCTGCTGCTTTCACTGAGGCCCGTCTGCTAGCCAAGTTCCAGGCTTGCTACACTGCCGGTGGCACACCCTCCATCCTCAGCTATGCTCCGAAGCACGCCAACACTGTGAACGCATTCGCCATTGCTGGCGGCCGCACTCGCAGCCTCAACGACAAGACCACCACCATCACCAACGTGGTGAGCGTGTATGAGTCCAGCTTCGGCACCCTGAAGACTGTTCTAAACCGTCTCCAGCTAGAGAGCGACGTGATCGCTTATGACCCGTCTCTCTGCAAGCTAGCCTGGTATCGCCCGTGGGCAACTCGCGAGCTAGCCGTAACCGGTGACAGCGACAACTACATGACCATCGGTGAGTTCGGTCTAAAGAACTACAACAGCAAGGGTCACTTCGTAATCGGCAACAACACCTAATCGGTGTGACACATGGCGCAGCGGCAACGCTGCGCCATTCCTGTGACTGAACGACCGCAGTTCGCTGGCGTCAATAAATAGCTGATGTTCAAGCTAATTGACCCAGAGCAGACCTTTTTCTTCGAAGATGATGGCACTGTGGCCATCAAGAACACTCAGCGCCTTGACGACCAATGGCTCGCGCGTCTGCGTGAAGAAGAAATGGCGATGCAAAACCAGAAGCTAGGCGAGTTCGTCAAGCTCGGTGAGATCCCGGCCATCTTTGTCACCAAATGGCTAGGCGAAGGTTTCAACATCTTCGATCCCAACGTGAAGGCACGCGACATTCAGAAGCGGCTGAAGCGAGGCGGGCTGGAAGCGTTCATGACAACAAGAAAGAGGCTGTAAAGGCCCGAGGTAGGGAATGGCAACATACAACTATGGAACGTTGAAGCGCCAGATTGAGGCCACTCTCAACAACGGCTCTGTTGGCGACATCGACACAATCGACGGGTACGCATATCGCGGCATGGTCAAGATCCAGCGCGACATTCCAACCCTACCTTTTCTCCTCAAAACCAACGTCACTCCGGTAGGCCCAACGACCGGCACCTACGCAGTCAAGCCAGATGACTACCTGCGCATGAAGACGCTCATGGTCAACATGAAGCCGCTTCTCAAGGTAGGCGAAGATCGCTTCTTCAAGCTGTATAACCCAGCCGCAGCACCCGAGTACTACACCGACTATGGCGACCGCTTTCTGATCGGTGGTCAACCGGCCGAAGGTGCCGAGATCGCGCTGCGCTACTACGCGGAAATGAAGTTCCCTGAGAACGATGAGGACGACAACGAGATCATTCGCTTGATGCCAGACCTGCTGATCTACGCAGCAGTGGTTGAAGCAGGCAAGGATCTACTGGCCGAAGAGAGCATCCTCAATCTCTGGAACAACACGTACCAAGAGCTGCGCGCACAGATCCAGAACCAAATCGATGAAGACGCCTTTGAAGGCATGATGACAGTGGAGGCGCCATTGGGCGAATACTGACGTGACCAAGAATGTAGAAACCAGCCTCGCAAAACTGACGGGCGTATCGCCCACAGTCACACAAGACTTGAACTCTCAGGTCACACTGGCACAGGAGCAGCTAGCCGAGATCACCGAGCGCTCCGCTGAGGCCAAGACCATCTTGGATGATGTGGATAGCAAGATCATCCTCGTGCAGAACACCAGTGCGCAGATCGTGTCTGACAGCACCACGGCTCTAGCTGCTACCAAAGCGGCCATTGACGAGCGCGAGAACACCGCGATCACCAACATCCTCGCACAGGCCACCAGCTCTGCCCAGAACGCAGCAGCCAATGCCAGTGCTGGCGTGACCAATGCAGGTGATCAGGCCATTGCGTCCATCAACAGCATTCGTGACAGTGCCATCAGCTCAGTCAACAACACTGCCACTTCCGCTATCGCCACAGTGAGCGGTGCATCGGCAGCCGTGGACAGCGCCAAGCAGCAGAGCTTGGATGCGATTGCCACTGCCGAGGCCGATGCCCTGGCCAGCGTGCAGGGCGTTGTTGACACTGCGGTTGCCAGCAAGAGCGCTGCTGGCGCTTCGGCCACTTCCGCCGAAACAGCCAAGGTGGCGGCCGAAGCTGCACAGAGCGCTGCCGCCACATCAGCCAGCAATGCAGCCGCCAGTGCCAGCACTGCCAGCACCAAGGCCAATGATGCCGTAGTGGCTGCTGGCAATGCCTCTACCTCTGCCACCAATGCAGCCAACAGCGCGACCACTGCCACTACCAAGGCCACTGAGGCTGGTAACAGTGCTACCGCCGCGGCTAACAGCGCCGCTCAGGCTTCTACCTTTGACCCAACCCAGTTCCTGGCCAAGACAGGTGGCACGCTCACTGGCGCGCTCAGCATCACTGCCAACGTTGGACCCTCACTGGCTCTCAGCCGCACTGGCACCGCCAATGTCAGCTTGAGCTTTGCCGATGGCACAAACACCAAGTTCCTGGGCATCAACACCTCTGGCGCGCTCATGGTGGGCACATCTGCTGATCTAGGTGCCACTGGCAAGCCGCTGGCTGTGACCACGGACAACAACTTCTGGCCCTCCAGCCAGACATTCCCGACTGGCTCCAACGTGTGGGGTTCCAGCGGCGATGCGGATTTCAGCATCACCACTGCTGCTGGCAACACTGCTGCCCTTCGCTTCATGAAGGACTGGAAAGTGCGTTGGTCCATGAGCGCGAACAACGCAGCTGAAACAGGCGGCGGCGCTGGCTCCAACTTCGCCTTTATGCGCTACAATGACCTTGGCGGCTATATCGACACACCCTTGCAGATCAACCGCGCAACCGGTCGCATCTTCGCTGGCAACATCGAAGCCTCATCACTGACCACCACGGGCACTGTGTCTGCTGGAACACTGGTCAGCACTGGCGACATGAGCGCCGTGAATGCCAACTTGAGCGGCACCATTACTGCTCCCACAGTGGCCATTGCTACCAACTTCGGTAGCTACATGAGCAGCGGTAACCCGGTCATCAACTTCGACCCCACTGACTACCTGACCTACAATCGCTCCACCGACACGCTGTCCATGTTTATCGGTGGCAGCAATCGCCTGTCAGTCAGCGGCAGCAGCTTGACCAGCACTGGCCCGGTGTTGCTCCCGGCCACACAGAGCACCACCACCAACGCTGCCGTTCACAAGAGCTACGTGGATACGGCTCTAGCAGGGCGCGTGGCGGATACCGGCGACACGATGACCGGCGAGCTAACGGTCACTGCGGACATCACCACCTACCGCAGCGCTTCGCCCAATACCGGCGCATTGTTCTTGAACCAGGCCAAGACCCGCTACCTGAGCTGGGATGGCACAAACTATCAGTTTGGTGCAGCAGGGCTGAGCGTTGGTGGCGCGATCAGCGCTACTAGTGGTGTGAACGCAGGCAGCACTTATGCGATCACTGGCTACCTGACCGACGCAGGCACCCATTACATCACACTGCACCAGGGTAACCCCAACTGGGGCGCTGTGTATGCTCAGGCCGTGCATGTGCCGGGCAACTACATCGCATACCGAATTGGCATGGGCGCTGGTGCTACCATCAAGAGCTGGGACTTCCGTGGTGACGGCAATGCCTACTCCGGTGGTAGCTGGGTAGCTGGTTCCGATGCACGCGTGAAGACCGATCTAGCGCAGCTAGAAGATCCACTGAGCAAGGTTGCTCAGCTGACCGGCTACACCTACACGCGCGTTGATCTAAACAACAAGCGTGACGCCGGTTTGATCGCACAGGACATTCGCGCGGTTCTGCCGGAAGCTGTCGTTCAGGACACCACTGCACCCAGCACTGACCCGGATGGCGAAGGCTTCTTGAGCGTCAACTACAACGCCGTGATCGCACTCCTCGTTGAGAGCGTGAAGGCGCTACGTGCAGAACTACTCGGAACAAAGGAACGCCTAGCAGCACTGGAGAACGGCGATGTCTGAAACAGTTGAGAGCAACGTCATCCCGCTGGGTCCGCCCAGCATTGATCCTGCGGTGCTGCTGACACCCCTGGAGTTCATTAATCGTCTGACGGCAGAAGACGCCGTGGGTATTCTCATTGCTGCCGGTATCCCGGCCGCAAATGCGCCGGTCATGTTGTGGTTGCTACGCTTGGCAGCCTCCACGCGTGTTGTGCTGGACGACCCGATGTTGATCGGTGGCGTGAATGCACTACAGCAGATGGGATTGTTGAGTGAAGCTGCTGTTGGCGAGCTATTGAAGCCGCGTAGCTAAGCCACACAGGGCCAGAGAGCGTCATACAGGGCAATAGAAAGCATTGGGCGTGTCTGCGTAGCGCAGGCACGCTCACGCGTCTGTATGACCCGCATTGATAGGTTGATCCTGCATCCACCTGATGTCTCTTCGCCAAAGGGCCGCAAAGAGGAGGCGGCCCTTATGGATGCAGCTACGCTTTCGACCAACCTCGCGCACTTCACAGGCAGTGAGTCCATTTATCGACACTGGATGAGCAAGTCAGCTTTCATGACGGAAGGCTGTATGTATCTGGCTGAGAACGGCAATTGCTTGTGGCTCTTCGACATCATCGTGAGCCACCAGAGCAATCCGCGTGTTCGGCGTGAGCCCTTCCAGGCTTGGAAGTTGGTAGTGAATGAGGATCGCAGCGCTGTGGTGTCTGTGACGGATGGGAACCGCAAGAAACCCATCCTTGAGCAGCTAGTGCCCTTCACTGATTTCATGCTGAAGGAGATCACCATTTGGATGGAAGGTAGCCCTGGGCAGATGGTGATGATGCTGAAGACCGAGAGATGACATAGGAATGGCGAGTGGAGCAATCCACTCGCCATCTCTGTCTGAACTTTAGGAGATACCAACCTCACTACAGCACATCACCGGGCATCCACTCTATCGGTGTCCCATATTTATCAGCGCTTCAATAGGCCAGTCAGCCAGGTAACCAGCAGTTCCATCAGGGTCGGGGCAACAATGTCCACGATGACCTTGCCTAGTGCCTCGTCCAGTACCGGGCTCAACAGGCCCATGGGCTGCGGAATGCCCAGGAACAGACTGCGCTCTGCCTCGCGGCGTCGGGTCAAACCCGCCAGCACTTTGCCCTTGCTCATATTCCAACGCAGCAGCTGGTCAGCAGCGCCAATGCGGTCGCCCTTGTTGAGCAGCTTGAGCAGTGTGCTCTGACGGAATGCGCCAATCCCCACGTTGTAGACAAAGGAGCAGAGGGCCGAGAATTGATCCGGTGTCATGGGCACCTTCACGGCAGCTAGGATGGCCTGCTCGGCTTCGACTACGTCGCGTGTCAGCATGCCGCGTGCTTCCTGCTCAGTGATGGTCTGTCCCAACCGCACGCCCCTGGTGGTGCCATAGCCGATGGTGGGCACTCCTGCCGGGCATAGGTAGGCTGTATCGCGAAAGCCCTCAAAGCGCTCGATGAGGCGCAAGCCAGCGTAGTTGATATTCATGCACGGTTCCTCCGCAAGTTCGCAGTTTGTTCTTGCGGGTACTTAGCCGGATGAAGAACCTGGCTCGGGCTTAGCGTTGGTCATGACCTCGACCTTGCTTTTGTTCGCTATATGTTCCTGTGGACATTCAGCCGTAGATCGTGTCATCCTCCGCTCTGATCGTGAATCGAACCCCTTGTTCATGGTCGTTTGGCTGGACCCCTCGGGGCGTTAGCCGGTGTCGAAGCCGGGTCAGCCACCAAGCCATAGCCCCTCATCAGAGGGGTCATGCTTGAGCTGTGCAGCGTGGCGCTGCGCGGCAACGATCACGTGTGGGTTCGATTTCGATGTCTCAACCTGACTTCTCCGATGCCAACGGTGGTGATCAGATCATCATTGGCCATAACCGCCCGCCTGAGTTTGCTTTCGATGTCATCCCTGCCGATGGCAATCTGGACGCCACTCGTGCCATTGAGACGCTTGCCAATGCTGGCAAGGATATCAATAGCGGGCGCAAAGCCATTGATCATGGTTGTCTGACCTGTGCTGTTGTGGCTGCCAGCATTGTCAGGCATGCGGCGCGCAGCAAAGACGAACGTCGGGATGTGTTGCTGGCGCTCAAGTCTCTAGAGCAGAAGCGCACCATTCAGCTACTCAAGGACGACAATCTACAGATTGAGCTAGCTGACGTGCTTACCGGTATGCCGGCCCTAGAGCGTGCCATAGATGGCAAGAGTTCCGGCGACATCGCGCGCATTCGTGCTGCTGCCGAAGATCTCGTCAGATACTCGCGCGCTGATCATGACGCGTGGTTCGGCGTGATCATGGGATTTCAAACATTCGCTGACGTGCAGAAGTGGCGTGAGAGCAAGGGCTTTGTCAAAACCCGTGCGCAGCCCAAGCGACTTAGCAAGATTGAGATCCTTTCATCCAAACTGCGCGAAGCGGGCTACAAAGGCGAGGTATCGGTTCCCGACGCATTGGATGTGCAACTTGAGCACACTGGTATTGCCTTTGTGGGACGAGACAGTGGTGGCGGTACTTACGTTTATCACTGGCTTCAGCCGACGAGCTACGGAAGTGACGAAGCTACGAGTGATGGCTCTTCCCCTCAGGACGCGCGGGCGGATGCCGCTTGGGCCAATGACCAGCTGCGCCTACTGAAAATCGCATGCAAAGCGGAGTTCGGCTGGACTGACGCGCAGATTGAGAAAGTTCTGCAGGGCAAAGCCTGATGAAGCTTGACACACACCCCACTTCTCCTGCCCATCTGTGGTTTCCCAATCAATGGGCGCAACGCGCGTGCGAAGCGTTTGTTAGACGGGAAATCCCGGCCATTCTACTACATGGCCCGGTGGGCACAGGTAAGAGCGACGCGGCCAAGGTACTGATTAAAGGAGCCATGACCTATCGGCCCGGCCTGCCTCCCGGTCCCTTCTGCAAGTTCGATTTGAAGCACGACAATGCCGCGCAGGACAGTGGTGTGGCGGTGCTGGAGTCTGCTGTGGTGTTCGCGTCCACGTATCCTCAGGGCGAGTGCCGTGGTTGGTGGGTGGATGAGGTGGATGAACTCTCGCAGAGAGCCAGTTCTGGACTGAAAGGCACTTTCGACAGACTGGAAAATCTGGGTGTGCAGATGGTGTTCACCACCAACTCTCCGTCTGCCGTTTCGGCTGCCATCCTAAGCCGCTGTGAGGTGATCGAATGGAGGCGACCTAGTCCGGCGCAGCTAGTTGCCCGCGCGCAGCAAGTGCTGGCCCAGCATGGCAAGACGCTCGACGCAACCACTCTGTACCAGTTGGCTGTGGAGAGAGGCGGCGATACGCGGCAGTTCTTCCGCGCGGTGGAGTTGATGGTCTGACATGCAGATGTTTGGAGACGCTGATCCACCACTCGACCTGCCGTTCGAAGAATGGCCAATCCGCTACGACGTTGGAGATCTGTTCTCGCTCTTCGGCATCGAGGTGGAGCTGATCCTGCACGATCCGTTCCGGTTTCATCTACTGGCGTATGCCGGAACACCAGAGATGGAGACCATCAGGATGCAAGCTTGCGCTTTGAATGAATGGCGCTGCAAGCCGCCGCAGGCGCTAGTTCAGAAGCGCTTTCGCGACTTGGATCTCGGTAAGTTGGATAAGCATGGCGAGATAGCGGCGACCAAAGCTGCCATGCTGTCTGTTTGGACAGCGTGGGCTGACAGGCACCAGTATCTTCGCGGCAAGCTGGTAGCCATCCCCCTTCCCTGTGAGTTGCCGCCGCCGAGCCCACAGGTGCGACGCAGAACCGCAAGAGAGGGTGTGAAGTGGTGCAGAGATAGGACCAAGGAAAATGAGCACGGCAAGCGCTGGGCGGTTGTTCAGTTGAAGGTAATGGATGTTTGGTTATTCAGGGACAAAGCCGACGCGGCGTTGTTCAAAATGACCTTCACCTGATCTGGTACGAAGGGCCGGGGGAGTGATCCCCCGGCCCTAGTCATGCGCAGCGTTGGATTGTGAGGCACAAGTGCAGTTGACGAAGCAGTAGAGTAATCACTCAGCAGCTTGTTGTCCGTCCTCCATCGTGTGCCACCACGTACCATTCACGCTGTGCGCCACGTTCTGCACTTCACCCTTCACTACATCGAAGCGCAGTGATCCATCGGCCAGCGTGACGTGTGCTCGCCGGTCGTCGTGAAGCTCAATGCGCCCGATAATGTTGCCCATGAGCACAAGCAGCTTGTTGCGTGCGGTGAGGCGTGTAGGCAGGTCGGCTGCTTTGGCGAGTGCTTCTAGGGCTTCAGCCTCTGCGATGATCTCGCCTGTAGTGCCAGTGCCCCGCGCCACCGCCAGTTGGTGTTCCAGTTCAGCCTTGCGAGTGTCCCACGTATCCAGCTCTCGGCTGAGTTCTCGATAAGCCAATCTGATGCTGGTGCTTTCCTCATCAGCCAGCATTTCACCCAGCATCTCGAAACGGCGCAGCTTGCGCGCGTGTTCGTCAGCCAGCCCGACAATCTGCTTACGCAGGAGCTTGACCTGTTCGTTCTCGACAGCCTGCGTTTCCCAGAACGTCTGCCGGTACTTGATGCCCGCGAGCACTCCCTGTTCGATCAGGTCGATGTCCCACCAGACCTTGCAGGTGCAGGTGCCTGCACTGCGGTGGTTGGCGGCGCAGATGAAATAATTGTAGCTGGTGCCGTTGGGCAGTGGCTTACCGTAGCGAGTGCGGGTCACTGAGCCACATGCTGCACAGAAGACCTTGCCCCTGAACAGGTTCCCTACCCTGCCGTCTTTGCGGCCGCTGCCAGTGCGGTTGTTCTGCGCCCTCACTGCCTGAGTGCGGTTCCACAGATCGAAGCCGATGACCCTGGGATAGTAGTCAGTCAGCACGTCTGTCTTGCTGTCAGCCTTGAATTTGCGTGGTCCGACCTGTCGCCGGGGCTGAAACTCGCCCAGCACGTTTCGGGCAGTGAGGATCTTACCGATAGTGGCAGGCTGCCAGCCAGGCGTTACACCCGGACTGAGTGTGCGGCCCGTGAAAGTCGGCACACCCTCGGCATTGAGGATGCTGGCCACTTTTGCCATGCCCATGCCCTGATCGGCGGTCATCTCGAATATGCGCCGGAGCACTGCCACGCGTTCGGGAACCAAGTCCCACTTCTTTGTGGCAGTGTTCCATTTGAGCCAGTGCGGCGCCTTCAGCGTGAAGGGCTTGTCGCGGCTGGTGGCCAGCTTGGCTCGCTTGTTGGCCCAAGCGTCTGAGATGCGGCCTGCTTTAGTGACTGATTCCTCGTGGGCGCGCATCATGACCATGATGGAGCCCAGCAACAGCGTGGGCTCAGCTGCAACGCTTTCCCAGGTGTAGTGCCGCCTGTCCGTCAGCGTGACGATCTCGATGCCAGCTTTCAACAAGACGTGAAACTGCGCTTGGGCGTCGAGTGGATGCGCGCGAGATAGACGGTCCAGGCTTTCGACAATCAGGATGCTGCCACGTGGCACCCTGCCCGCTTCGATCTCTCGCAGAAAGCCACCGAATGCGCCTTTCAAGTTGGCACCTGTGTAGGCGCTTACGCCCTCGTCGCGCAGGTCGGTGTTGAGTTCCCATCCCTGTGCAGCAGCGTAGTCAGCCGCCTTCTGCATCTGACGGCGTACACTGTCGCCTTTAGCCTGCTCTGGACTGGAAAATCTAAGGTACGAGTAGGCTAGCCGTTTCTGCATAGCACCCCTGTATTTCTCACTAGGAATCAATACCTAGCGCTCAGACGCAGCAGCTAGCAAGCACAGTCCTACATGTGCCGTACTAAAGAAGCCCTAAGCTGTTGATTTCAGGCGCAGGAAAGGTCCGCAAACTGCAAACCACGCTACCTTGTTGGCCGTGCGAATGTCGGGCAGCGCCTTCATCACCGGGCCGCGGCCATACACCTCGCCCGGCACCTTCATCCAGCGGAAGGCGATGAACGGGCTGTCGAGGAAGCGTCCCGACGCCAGCGGCACCGGCTGCCCATCATGGTCCAGCACGGCGAGGAAGCCGCTGCCGGACCGCTCCGGCCACACCGCTTCGACAACCCGCATCCGGCGCGGCGATGCCCCGTCCTCGTCCGGCACCGTCAGGACCGGCGGCAACGCGGCACCGGGATAGCGCGCCAGGATCGCGGAGGCGTCCAGCATCACCGACCGGTAGACGATGTCGAGCCTGCCGCTCGGCCCCTCCTCCAGCACGGCTTCGCGCAGCGGCACGGCGGTGAAGCGCAGCGCGGAAGCGGCGCCCGCCGGTGCTTCCTCCACCAGCAGCACGCCGGTCCCGGCCACCACAAGGTCCAGAAAGGCCTGGTGCATCTCGACGGCGAAGTTGGAACGGTCGAGGTGTCCTTGCAGCGTCTCAGCCGCCTCCTCCAGCGCGGCGGCGGCGGCGCTTCCATCCGGGCCATCCGCCAAGCCGCGGCTTGGCGCCAGGCCGAACCAGCGGGACCAGGGAGGGGTCAGCTCGGCCAACAGGCTGGCGGCAAGCTGCTCGGCGGCATCGGGTGCCGTTGCATCGTACAAGGCCGGGCCGCCGCTGCCGGGCGTGCCGTTCAACACGTGGTCGTAGCAATCCTGCCAGATGCTTTCCCAGGGCCGGCGGCGCGTTTCGGCGGCGGCCTGGCGCATCAGCAGCGTTTCGGGGGAGAGGCTCATCGCGTCCTTATTCCCCGAGCAGGGTTCTGCGCGCCCCGGCCAGGCCGGCGGGCGCCGGCTCCAGCACGCCGCGGGCGGAGGTCGTGATCGCGCCCGCCATGCCGCGGCGGGCGCGCTCCTGGTTGTTCTGCCGCGCGGCTCGTGCGGCGGCTTCAGGTGGGGGGCCGGAGGGCGGCGGCGGGGCCGGCTCGCTCGCGGTCACGACCACCGGCTTCGGGGCTCGGAACAGGCCACCCATGCGCGTGCTGGCTCCTCTGCGATGCGGCATTCAAAGGCCCAAACGACAAAGCCCGTCCGGAGGGGTCCGGACGGGCTCATTCGATCGGGGGATCGGGGATGGTCAGCACCGGGCGCAACTCGCCCGGTGACAAGCAGAGTTCTACAGCGCCTCCATTGGAGAGTCAATGATTTTTTTCCTATCATGCCTCCAGCGGCGCAGTGCACCAAATAGCTGGCGCGGCGTCAGCGCGAACGGCGCCTCGCTGCCCAGCAATGCGCGGCACACGGAAACGCAGGAATAAGGAGACAGCGGGGGAAGCATTGAGCAGGCTGCGGGGCCGGGCTCGAACGGCCCCAGCAGGGTCAGCCCGGCCCGCCGGTAGAACGCCGGCAGGTCGAACTCCGCCGGCAGGACGGGGCGCGCCACGAGCAATCGGCCGGATAATGGTTCCACCACGGTCCAGCCATTCGCGTCCTGCAGCACGGCGAAGCAGTGGCGGAAGCCGGGGCGCAACAGGCGCATCCAGAGCCGGTCGGCGCGCCCGCCGAACCCGATCCAGACGCGCTGCGCATCCTCGGCCAGGCGATGCGGCGCCAGACGGGGGATCATGGTGAAATCCTTACTCCGCAGGCCGGAAGGACAGGGCAACCACAGTGTTCTCGTCCGGCACCACCATCTCCGGCCCGACCACGATTCCCTTGACGCGCAGCGGCCAGTCCAGGCGCTGCATCGCCTCGGTCCACAGGCGCCAATCGGCCGCTTCGCGCTGATAGCGCGGATTGGGCGCCTCGCCCCGCTCACCCCAGATGCGCAGGATGCGGGCATGGTTCATGTCGATGCGGCGCTGGCGGTACAACCGGTCCAGGCACTTCACCACGTCATCCGGTTCGCAGGGTCGCTGCGCCTTGCCCGCCCCGGCCACGATGCGCGCACCGTCACGCCGTGCCGTCAGCGCGGCCATGGTCCAAAACCATGCGTCTTCGGCGCTGCGGAAGGGCTCCGCCTTGGCGAGGCTGGAAAGAACGGGGGCGGAGCTGGTGCGGAGCGTAGCGGCCAT